TCATCATACAACCCATTGCTTCATGGGTGTAGTCTGGTACATTAGGTTGTGCTAGTGCTGGTGCACCCATAAGTGTGAGTGCCAATAAAATCTTCTTCATTAGTTCCCCTTGGGAATGCCCGCTGACGGATTCGAACCGCCGACACTCTCCGTGTAAAGGAGGTACTCTACCACTGAGCTAAGCGGGCTTGGACAAGGTGGGTAAGGTTGGATTTGAACCAACGTAGGCTGAGCCAACGGATTTACAGTCCGTCTCCTTTAACCACTCGGACACTCACCCAACTGGGGTGGTAGGATTCGAACCTACGACCCAACGATTAACAGTCGTTTGCACTACCGCTGTGCTACACCCCATTGCGTTCTTCTTTATTTAATTTGAAGTAGAGTTTGTAATACCTTTGTTTCATCTCTGAAATGGTATTCATGTCCTCTTCAAATCCCATGTATTTACACAGTTGAAAAGAACCTTCAAGTTCACTCAGTAATCTTAACACATTGATTGATGTTGTCTCAAGACCACCAAACTGATACTTTTCTCTACCCATAATGTTCCCGCTCAGTAAAAAGAGCATTGAAACGTCCGCAAAAGACGCATTATGTTCCCGAACGGGAAAGCGGAATAGGGGATTCGAACCCCTGACGTTCAGCTTGGAAGGCTGACATTCTACCACTGAATTAATTCCGCGAGGCGGGACATGCGGGGATCGAACCCGCGATCTCTGCCGTGACAGGGCAGCGTCATAACCGCTAGACCAATGTCCCAGGTGGGGCAGTTGCCTGCCCCGTAGGTCAGAGTGCTATCGCTCAAACGGCAACAGCAGTCCTCCTGAAGGATACAATGTTATTTGCATCTGTTGTTTGCTTATCCAAGCAGGTTTCAGTCACACTCCTAACACCCCGTCGAAACCATTGCAGCCCCATGAAGTGGAGCTGAGCGGAATCGAACCGCTGTCCGAAATATCGGTTGGTGTAACCTATTCCTCAGAAGAGGAAAGCCTTCTGTCGGACTTGAACCGACGACCTACGGTTTACAAAACCGTTGCTCTATCCAGCTGAGCTAAGAAGGCAAGGCGACTCGTGTTGGATTCGAACCAACGACCGACTGCTTAGAAGGCAGTTGCTCTATCCAGCTGAGCTAACGAGTCATTAAAGGGAAGACCCTCAGAAATGAGGACCCGCTCCAGACTGCCAAACGTTCTCTGAACCGCCTTGGGGTTGGGGATCCAGTTGAACCGTTGTGTTCCCTTTGGCAGTTGCTTTATTATACATCACCTCGTGGATGTTGTCAACCTCTTTGGTGGGAGGTTTTTCAGCAGTTCTGCCAGCGTTCTCCAAATGTCTAAGTTGTTTCTTAGACCTGGGTGCTTCACCAAACCAAGAGTCGGAAGGTGTCACAACGGGTGCTGGAACTGTCTTATGAGGTGATGGATCCTTAGGTTCAATCAACACTTGGATTGGTTTCCTAAGAACCTGTTTGATTTTTTGAATCAACTTAGTAATCATAACCGAGTCTTGAAGTGATTTTGAAGAACAGCGTGACTCTTTACAGGCTGTCCATAGTAACTTGCTCCCCAGACAGTGGGAAGTGATGCCCACTCAGGTGCCAGTGCTGCCAGGATACGCTTGGAGAGACCTTCTTTTTTGAGAAGATACTCCAGGTCATTTGCGTTATTCACACGAATGCCCACCTGGTTCAGTCGTTTCAAGATTAATCTTACAGCACCCTTGTCCTGTCTGTCAGGGGTCATTGCTCCACCTCCCAAACTGTCCCAGGTGGTGCTGAGAAACTGATAACGACCAGCAGCATCAGAACGATAACGACCAGACCCAAGAATCTGACGAGGGTGGTTCACACCAGAGAACTGTCTTCCAGTAAACTGAGTGTTGTAACCGTTGTTAGGACGATAAGCAGTTCCTTCTGCGAAGGCAATTGTGTCTAGAAGTGCCATGGTGGCAGGTCCAAACTGATTCTTTCGACCATCTTCGCCATGTGCCAGTTTGTGGAGAACAGCATCATCCTGAACATCAACATGGTGATGGCCATGAGGAAGGAGTGACGCTGCCATCAGGGGCAAACCAAACAACAGTTTTCGGAATTTCATGATTTTAATAATGTTGTAACAAGTATAACACGAATTATTTCAGTTTGTCAAAATAATCCTTTCGGTAGTACCGATTCATAATATTGCTGTTATAGAAACGAGGTGTACCGTCTTCGAGTGCCTCTGTAAGCACATTGTTCTTGAACAGTGCCTCGGTTTCAGCAAAGTTTGTTTTCCCTTTTGTCTTGTGAAGGGATAAGATTTCTCTCTTAAAGTTCTCCACACCCAAGAGTTTTATGTCATCCTTGAGTTCATCAGAGGATCCATAATACTTCTTCCAGTCCGACTCTGACTTTACCTTTCTTTTCTTTCCTCTAGGCTTTCTGTGGAACCAGAAAACCTTTCTACCAATGTAGAGTCGGTTGTTGGTGAGATTGGTAATCTTATAAACAAAACCAAAGTTATCCCCAATATCGTCAGAGGTAAAAGGGACTTCATCATATAACCAAGGATTTTCGTAGTCACACACTCATCAGGTTTCATCTGTCTTATTTAGAGAGACGATTGTAGATACCTGCGGCGTGTTGATTATGTTCAACAAGTTTCTGTGCCCAGATCCTGTCCTCTAAGGAGACTTCTCTTTGGAGTCTCATCTTAGTGCAGATCTCCACCAGGCGTAATCTATAATCTTTACTTAACATTTGACCTCCAAGCATTCCAATCATCTTTGTAGTCTTCTTCCCAAGGATCTGGGAGTTCTGTGGAGACACTGATGGTGTCCAGTCCTTCAACTTCAGATTTCTCTGTTTTATAAACAGATTTGGGTTTCTCTGCCGCTGCTTTCCATTGCTCACTAATCTCTCGGATTTGAACATCAACCTGGTCCATGGTTTGAGAAACCTTGACACCATAATACCATTCAACAAACCCAGCAAGCAGATGCAAGAGAATAACATTTAGAGGTGGCTTCCTCTTGGCACACCACCTCTCCATTTGTTGGATGAAGGTTTGCTTCTCTCGTCCAAAGAGAAACTCAAACTCATAGTAAAACCCGTCAGTAAGGATCTTCTTAGAGTTGGAATCCTGAGAAGGTATCTTTCTTGACATCTTGCTTGAATGATCCGAGAACATAACTCTCAAGTTCTGTCTCCTGGGGAGCGACTTGGAGTCCCTTAGAAGAGATCCAGTGCTGTGTCCAGGGTAGGGGATTGTTCTTTGCGGCAATGTCATAAACTGGTTTGAGACCAATGGCCTTCATTCTACGATTTGCAATCCACTCAACATACTGCTTGAGGAGTGTGTCATTCAATCCTATCATACTTCCGTCTTTGAACAAGTAGTCTGCCCACTTCTTCTCTTCGTTTACTGCCCTGTCGAACATGGCATAAACCCACTCTTCCTCTTCCTCCATGATCTGTTTCATTTCAGGATCATCACCATCTCTCCACTTGTTCAGGATGTTCTGGGTGATGGCGAGGTGTTGGTTTTCGTCTCTGGCGATGAGGGAGATGATCTTGGCAGATCCTTCCATGAGCTTAAGTTCACCAAAGGCGAAAGAACAAGCAAAACTAACGTAGAACCGAATACCTTCAAGAATGTTAACGTTGGCGACTGCTCTGAACAGTTTGCGTTTGACATCTTTGAGTTCTTCCTGTGCTGCTGGGACTCCTTCTAACTGATGCAACCAACCAGTGCCGTTACCATAGGTTTGGGCAGTATTGATAAAGTCATCATAAGACTCAGTAACACTCTTTGCTCTCTCAAGGATTCTTGGATCCTTGATGATAGTGTCGAACACATCCGAAGGATCGGAGTAAATGTTCTTGATAATGTAAGTGTAAGAACGTGAGTGAATCATTTCCATGAAACCCCACACCTCCATGCACGCTTCCAGTTCAGGAAGAGAACAATAAGGAATGAATGCCATACCAGGACCACGACCCTGGATGGAATCGAGCATGATCTGATACTTCAGGTTAGAAGTATAGATGTGCTTCTGTTCTGGACGAAGAGTCAGATAATCTGACCTGTCCTTCTGAAGGGAGACCTCTTCTGGTCTCCAGAAGTATCCCAGTTGTTGTGTTGTGAGTTTCTCAAACACAGGATACTTGTAAGAATCATATCTCTGAACACCAAGAGGAGCACCAAAGAACATTGGTTGCTTCTTAGTGTTCACTTCAGTGCTGTTAAAAACAGTCATACCTTTCACATTAACATTATTATTATCACCAATGGGTGAAACCTTAAATTGCACAGGATTCACAGACTTCCTCCTCTGACTCTGATAGTTCTTTTACTAGATCTTCTAATTTTGATTTTGTATTTTCTTTTTCATCATCACTTCCATCATGTTTTGAATCATAAGTGTTGTGATAATAAGAAGTCTTCCATCCATACTTATAGGTGGTGAGGAAATCGTTTGCAATCACGGATGTTGGAACTTCACGGTCGGGATAATCTTCCAAGTTGTAGGACCAGTTACCTGAGATGGCTTGGTCGAAGAACTTCTGCATTACGGCAACAACGTTAATGTAACCCTTGTTGCTTCCCATTTCCCAGAGCAGAGTGTAGTGATTCTTCAGTGTGGAGTACGAAGGAACAATCTGCTTAAGAACCCCCTTCTTGCTCTTCTTAGCGGACAGGAATGCTCTAGGTGGTTCAATTCCGTTTGTGGCATTTGACACAACGGAACTGCTCTCTGAAGGCATCTGTGCGGACAAAGTGCTGTGTCGGAGTCCTGATTCCAGGATAGATTTTCTAAGACCCTCCCAATCATAGTTCAGTGGAACGTTACTGATCTCGTCTACATCTTTTTTGTAGGTATCAATGGGAAGAATCCCGTCTGAATATTTAGTCCTACCGAAGTATTCACAATGTCCCTTTTCCCTTGCAATCTGATTAGATGCTTTGAGCAGATAATATTGGAAAGCTTCGGAGAGTTTGTGGGTTGCATCCCATGCTTCCTGTGAATCATAAGGTGCTTCCAACTTGGCAAGGTAATGTGCCAGACCAATGAATCCAACACCCAGGGAACGACGTGCCTTGGTGGCAATCTCTGCTGCCTTGACAGGATAATCCTGATAATCAATCAGTTCTTCCAGACCCCTCACAGCGAGGTCACAGAGATCTTCCAGGTCATCTAATTTGTTGATCTTACCAATATTGATAGCAGACAGGATACAGAGAGCGATCTCACCTGTCAAATCATCGATGTGTTGTAGAGGATAAGTGGGCAGAGTGATTTCCTGACACAGGTTACTCATCTCCACCTTATCCTTGAAGGAAGAGTGCGAGTTGCAGTGGTCAATGTTCATAATGTAAACACGACCAGTCTCAGACCTCTCCTTCAGGAGATCCAGAATTAGTTCCTGACCACCAATGGTTTTTCTAGGGATCGACGGATCTGCTTCGTACTTTCCATATAACTCATCAAACTTATCAGTACCGAAAGCGTCATAAAGCCCAGGAACATCGTGAGGACTAAAGAGGCTAATGCTCTCATCTCTAATAAAGCGTTCATAAAAGAGTTTGCTTATCTGAATTGAATAATCAAGTTTTCTTACACGGTTATCCTCAGTTCCCTTATTGTTTTTCAGAACGAGGATGTCTTCTATTTCTTGGTGCCAGATGGGGAAGTGGACTGTCGCTGATCCACCTCGGATGCCATTCTGAGTGCAGCATCTGACAGTTGCCTCAAACTTTTTGAGAAACGGGACGACGCCTGTGTGCTGAACTTCTCCGCCTCTGATTTTAGCGTTGATGCCACGGATTCTGCCTGCGTTGATACCGATTCCCGCCCTTTGTGCAACGTATCGGCCAATCGCCATATCAGAGCTAAAGATAGAATCGAGGGTGTCATCAACATCAACAAGAACACAGCTAGCAAACTGTCGAAGTGGAGTTCTAACTCCCGCCATGATAGGTGTGGGAATGTTGATTTTGTGCTTGCTGATTGCGTCGTAGTATCGTCTGACATAAGAGAGTCTCGTTTCCTTGGGATAATCTCTAAAGATAGTCAGAGCGATCATGATGTACATGAACTGGGGTGTTTCAAAAACCTTCCCAGTGCTTCTATCCTGTACAAGATATTTATCTACCACCTGCCTCAAACCAGCATAAGTGAAGAGGAAATCACGTTTGTGATCCAGGAAAGTTTCTACCTGTTCAATCTCTTCCTTGGAGTATTTGGTGAAGATATCACGATCATAGTGGTCAGCATAAGCCTGTTCTGTGATGTGATCAATCAACTTAGGAAGTGTTCTGGTTCTACCGAACAATTGCTTCCTCACAGAGAAGAGAAGGAGACGAGCAGCCACAAACTGATAGTTGGGGTGATCCAGATCAATCAGATCACTGGCACTTCTGATAAGAATCTCTTGGATTTCTGAGGTGGTAATACCGTCATAAAACTGAATACCAGACTGCATCTCCACTTGAGATGCAGACACCCCTGCGAGACCCTCACATGCCTCTTGCACCATCAGATGCATCTTGTCTAGGTCAAGTGGTTCAACTCTCCCGTCTCTCTTCTTTACCTTCGTTCCGTTACTCATACTTTTTTCCAGGTGGTGAAATGTAACTTAGCTTCTAAGTTCTGATATGTATTTGATTTTATTATATCCTTGACATAATGACCAGCAAGGACCATATCATTTATGTCTTTTTCTTGGACCTTGTTTGGCCAGATGACAACTTTGTCTCCTGATTCAATGTGGCGTTCAATTCGCTTGACAATTTCTTTATTGCGGGGTTCGTTATCATAAACAAATACGAGATCGCTTCCCTCAAGACAACCCACGTCACCGTCACTCCCACACAAAGCCACGCTATTGTCAAGGAAAGTGCTGTCCAAGGGTCCTTCGACCACATAGACAGGTAGGTCTGGGTTGATTGAGTCAAGTCCGTAAATCTTTGGTTGTTCATCATCAATCATTACAGTGATATATTTAATAGGGTTTGAAGAGAGTGCTCTCCCCTGAACCCCAATCAATTTACCATCCCTCTTCAGAGGAATGACGATCCTCTCCTCACCATACTTGGTACTCTCAAAAGTACCTGGTCTGATGGTGTTAGCGAACTCTTTGAAGTTATCAGTGTAGTAGAACTCACCTTCAAAGATCGCTCTGCCGTGGAGATAGATCTTTGAAAGATTAACATCAAAGGCGTTGGGTAAATCAAGTTTGACACGTTTCTTAAACGTTGGCTTTGATTCCTTTACCTTTTCTACTAACGCCTCACTCACATCAACAACAAAGTTCTTTCCAGAGTGTCCCTCTTTGAACTTCTCAAAAGTATATTCCTTGTGTAAAACTGGATCCTGAGATTTCAGAAAACTGTTGAAGGAGATATTAACTCCGCAGTTATGGCACTTAAAATTAGTATTAGTCTTAACTCGATAGAGATACCCACGAGCCTTACTTTTGTTCTTCTGAGAATCTCCACAAAGAGGGCACCGAAAGTTATAAAGATGCGGTTTGACTCTCTTGAACTTCAGTAGTCTTGAAGAAAGTAAGTTGATGTACTTTACATCAATGAAATCCATACCAAAGAGACTAACGCTCTTGAATTATAACAGGTTGTGGGACTGGAGATAAGTTGATGATGCCAGCTCTTAGTAAAAGACCTGTCAGGTTGAGGGCAACAGTTGCCGCAGCGAAACCTCCCAGAACTCTCCAGACT